CATTAACCCGATCAAGTGGCGGTCAAATGGTTTGGTCAAAATGAACGGCCAGCAAAATACAAACCAGATCAACCGAATGATTAAAACTGGGGACGACCCAAACAAACTATTTCAACTCCTGTGCGCGAATTGTCACAAAGTAAAGACGCACAATAACAAAGATTTTTTAACTGAAAGGGAACAAAATAATGGTAGGTAAACTCACACCGGATACAATCATATCCGCATCACGCATACCTGTATTGATGGGCGTCAGCCCATACGAAACACCTAATGAGCTGATGCGTTCCATCTTGGATGCGCGTCAGGGAAAGCCTCGTCAGTGGCTGGATCAGAACGAACCGATGTTCTGGGGCGACACGCTGGAGCCAGTCATATTGACCGAGGCCGCCAAGCGTCTGAACCTGACCGATGTGGTCATCGACTTTGACGCGGCGATCCATCACCCATCGCTACCACTTGCCGCATCGCTGGATGGCAAAGGCACTGGCACCCAGATGGTCGCGCACGATCCGGCCAACGGCATCTACTGTCCGCAGGGTCAACCTGTCGATATAAGCGGCGTGGGCGTCCTTGAGGCAAAGAACACCAGCGTCATACCCGAAGATGCTCCGGCGCCGCACAGGGGCGTCCTACAGCTACAGGCGCAGATGATGTGCGCCGGATATGAGTGGGGTTGCGTTGCCGTTCTGTATCGCGGCGGTGAGTTGCGCCTGTTCATGTATCAGGCCGACCTTGTGGTGCAGGGTGAGATTGCCAACGCGATCCGCGAGTTTGAGCGTAACATCGAACTTGGCGACTGGTATCCGGCAACCACGTCAGCAGACGCAAACGCCGCGTGGAATAACGTGGATGATGGCGCGCCGCCGCTTGATCTGGATGACGTGCCGGACGCGGACTACTGGGCTGGCATCCTGATTGACGCCAAGGCGCAGAAAAAAGCCTTGGATCAGGAAATCGACATTGCCGAGACGAACCTTAAAGAGATGCTGGGCAATCATGAGGAAGGCGTGGTGACTAATGACGGCTCGCGTTATTACATCAAGTGGCCGATGCGTAAAACCCGCGCACAACCAGCCAAGACGGTGGCCGCAAAGCCTGAGTCGATTGTCCGGCAGAAAACCCTGACCGTGAAGGAGGTGCCAAATGGTTAACCTTACAAAGTCACAGAGCGAGGTGTTGCGCTGGATTGCACGACACCAGCGCAGGTACGGCTTCACGCCGTCAGTGCGCGAGGTTGCGGCGGGAATGGGCAAGGGCGTCACGACCATTCAGTACCACATTCACAATCTGGTTGATCGTGGCGCAATCAAGAAACCAGCCGGAGTGCATAGGTCTATTGAGATACAGTGAAATCCGGCACAAAATGTGGGTGGGGTGGGGTACCCCCTATAGGGTACCCACCAACCCCACATGTGCTTGAGTCATATAAGGGCGGTTTCCCGCCCATATTATTTTATTCAATAAATAGTACATTGGGGTATTGCTATCGGTGTGATATATGATTATATAATATGTATAACAAAACCAAGGGAGAATATAAAATGCAAGTTTTTGATTTTACAAATGGTGTTAAGGGTAAAAAAATAGGTGAGATTGCGCGTCCTGACGCATTTGGCGGGTGGCACGTTAAAAAGGGCGACCAGACTTTTAAGGTTGAGTTGTCTAGCCCAGACAATGTTGCGCCGATTGCGCGTAATCGTGAAGGTGTTCATTGGGAGTGGAATGCCGATGCGTGTCATGAGTCTGACGATGGCTTGACACAAATCGACCCGCGTGACTTTGGTGTCGAGGCCGTTTGCTTTTGCGTAGGTCTGTGGAATACATTTGGCCAAGCAATGCTAGGCGATGATGAGTGGACTTGGCAGTGGCATGTCGTTGGTACTAATAATTGGAACCGCGAAGCCTGTAAGTCGGGCATCCTTAAATCAACCAAGGTGGTGGCTTAACAGCCACCGCCCGAAAGGGGAAGTGACGTGCAGTACAAAGAATGCCCAGAGTGTTGCGGCGAAGGCCAGATCGAAACCGAGACAGCCGTTGCGGATTATCAGTGCGGCGGCTATCTTAGGGGCGTGACTGTTGAGTGCCACGTCTGCGATGGATCAGGTGAAGTTGAAATAGATATATTTGAAAATTAAGAGACAGCGCGTCGGTGCCGCTTCATGCCCGACTCTCCCTCGACTTGCCCCCACTGCCTCAAAGCGGTGGGGGTCTTTTTATTTCTTGCCGATGAACTTGGATGCGCCGCGCATTGCGAACGTGGCCGACACAATCAGGCCGAGGCTGTACTGATACCACTCAGGCATCGTTGACAGAGCCGCAAACCCATCCGCCACTACCTGACGCCCCCAGTCGCCGCAGAACGCCAGTATAAGCGGCACAGAGAACAGCACGGTCAGCCATTCATCTTTCCAGCTAGTCAGGCTACCCTGCGCCATTATCTTTTCCCAGCCAGCCTCATGCGTTGCGGCGACCTTCATCACCTCGGCTTCCGCTTTAGCCTTGGCGACTTTTGCCTCGCTGGTCGCCTTCTTTTCGTCTGCCTTGCCCTTGAGCCAAGAGCCAGCCAGATCGCCCACAATCGGGATCAGTGCCTGTATCATTCTTCAAAGCCTCTCTGTTTCGCCTTGCCTGTTCTTCGGTTGTCCTGTCGTTCATGTCCCACAGGATCATTTTTCATGCCCCAGCCACACCGCAAACGCGCCTGTCATTGCGCCAGTAACGGTGGCCGTCAGGGCTGTCGCCTGTGAAGTCATCGACTCAGGCGGCAGAGCCATAAACCAGCGCAGTGTGTCGATGTACATATACGTCATGACGAACATCATGAGCCGCGGAAGTATCTTCCATTTCAGGAATCGTTCCATCGTTAATTCAGCCATCAGCCAGCCCCCTCATACGCTCCACCAGCCGCCTCGCGCGGTTTGGCACCTGTGTGTACCACTTGGAGTCAACCATCTCGTCTGCGGCCTTCTGCCAGTCCCTAGCGTCAACGCCAGCCCTCATTCCTACGAACTTGGACAGCCGAGGCCGCCCGATGTTGAACATCATGTTTGCGATGATGTGCTGGCACGTCTCCGGCAGATCATCGAAGTCACTGTAAAGTGCGTGGCACTCGTCAACCGTCACGGCGATGTCCAGCTTGAATAGCTGGTTCACTCGCTCCTGCTCGACAACCGTGCCGACTGGCTGACCGTGTTCTGGGTCGGACTCGACAATCAGGTGACCGATTCCGGTTGTTGGCAGTCCGAGGTGATCCAAGTATATCTCGTACTTGCACCCCTCATCTTCGGCAATCTCCTGCCGCAGTTTATCCAAGTTCATCTGTTGTTCCTTTCTCTGACGATCTGTACCGCCTTATCCCACGTATCCGCCTCAATATCCGGCTTCTCAAAGTAGCTGGCCTTGACCCGCTTGCTCTGCTGGTTGACCTGCTCCGTGGCGAGAGCGATGCACCTGCGAGCATTAATTGCACATAGTAGTAAGATATCATAATCCTGAACGCTCGGTAATGTCTTGGCCTTTGATGTGCCGTTTCCCGCCGCAAGCTGGAAGTGGTAGCCGGACAGGCGGTGGTGTTTAACTTTTGTAAGTGTCGCCGACTTAACCTGCACCCGCAGGAACTCATCATCATACCACGCCACCAAGTCAACTTTATCCTGCTGTGCCATAGACACGCGCCAGCCCCTTTCCATTATGGAGGCGGCGGCCAAGTATTCGCCGATCAGTCCGGTTGTGGTGGACAAATATCAGCCGCCTTTCAGGTACATTATCCAGACGGTCATTATCCCACCGCCGACTGCAATGAGTGCCGAAACCGTTACCCCTATCATCATGCGTTCCCTGCGCTTTGCCTGTTCTTCTAGTGCCTTCTTCTGTGCCGCGCGTTGTCTGGCTATCTCTGCCTGTAGCCTCTCCCACGCACCAGCTTTGCCATAAAGCAAAAATATACTTCTCATTTCATCGCGCAGTGTGTCAAGCTCCTCTTTGCGGAAGAACTCGTCAATTCCAGCCTGTTCGGCTCCGGTGATTTTTGAGAAAAGGCCGTTCTTCTTGCGACTCGCGCCGAAGTTTAATTCGGCCTCGGCCTTGGCGTACTTCGACACCTGACCAGAAAGCGATGACAGGTCTTTGCCAGCCTTGATTGCAGACGATATAGCAGAACTGGCGGCTGACACCGCCGCAAAAGCTGACAATGGGTCGATCATTCTAGCCTCGTATCATCAAGATGATGACGACTAGGAGTGCGATCTGGACTGCGTCTATGACTGGTAAGCCTATCATGTCAATACACTTTCACGCTTCCTGCTTCTACATTCCTCGGCACACAATATGCCGTAGCCCTGTCCCTTGCGTCTATGTAATCCGAGTATGAGTAGTTCCCATACCGCTTTGTGATTTGTGACGCAAAATAATTGCACTCAGTTAGACTTCTAAAAAACAAGTCCGCGCTTTCCAGTCTCCTGTCGTCTCCAGTCCCTAACCAGACCAACAATAAAAATACATGCTCCAC